GTTCCTAATTGCCCAGATTTGAAATCCCGCTTAGACATGCTCCCTGAAAGTAGACCTACTGGTTCTAATATCTGTACACTGATGGCAAGGTCAGAAACAGATTTTGAGGAACAGAAGGTTACTGTTACATATGGTCCAACAGGCCACAAGTACAAAACCTTTTACGGTGGTACCTACAACACCACTATGGCAAAGGTTGGCGCATGCATGGGAATTCTTGTTGCTGAAACCAGAACACCCTACGTTGCAGGGTTCCACATCGGTGGAATCACTGGTCAGGGACATGGAGTTATGCAAACCGTTACTCGCGGTGAAGCTACAGCTCTTATCTCTGAACTTGAGAAGGTACCTGGGGTACTTTTATCTTCTCATTCAACTTCTATCCCCAAAGAGCAATACGGTATGCAATTAATGACTTCTTCTGAACCTCATGGTAACAGTATGGCTGCAAAGCTAACATCTGCTAACTATGTGGAGGTTCTTGGAAGTACACCATTACGCACTCAAGCACGAAGTTCTGTGGAGCAATCCATTATTTCTGACTCCGTGAATGAAGAGTTTGGTGTTCCCAACCAGTGGGGCAAACCTCAATTAATCCCTAACTGGCAGGCTTTCAATAAAACATTGGAACACATTGCAAACCCAGCCGATATGTTCATACCATCTGAAGTGGAGAGAGCACGACAGGACTGGCTACGTCCGCTTATCCCGAAGATGAAGGAATGGGCAAAGAAGGAAGACTTCCGACCCCTCAATGATACAGAAATGTTTCTAGGCATAGACGGTAAACGTTTTATAGATGCCATTCCTATGACAACAAGTATCGGAGGACCTTTACGGGGTCCTAAAAATAAACATTTCGTAGAAGTTCGTGATGACAAGGGAGGTCTTGTATCGCGAACGCCCGACAAGCATGTACAAGCTGAAATGGATCGCTTAATGGCATGCTGGAAGCGTGGAGAGCGTGGTTACCCTTTAACCACAGCTTCGCTCAAAGACGAACCTACTCCTCTGGGAACAGAGAAAGTTAGAGTTTTTCAGATCGTTGCAGGCGCTTATGGTTTCTTTATCCGGAAGTATTTCCTTCCTATTGCAAGATTCCTAAGTATGCATCCTCTGTTATCTGAGAGTGCGGTTGGTGTCAATGCTTTTTCCCAGGAATGGGAGGAGCTAATGGCACACGCTAACAAATACGCTGACGACGACATGAGTATCGCTTGGGATTATTCGAAATACGATGTTCGAATGAATTCTCAAATAACGCGTGCTGTCATGCTATCTTTCATTGATTTGGCTGAAATTGGTGGGTATGATAAAGAATCTATTTATATCATGAAAATGATGGTTAATGATCTTGTCCACCCTTTGATCGATTTCAATGGAACGATGCTTATGTCCTACAACATGAATACCTCAGGCAACAATATCACAGTTAATAT